ACCGCCGAGATACGGAAAAACTGAGCTAGCCGTTAAAATGTATATCGCCTGGAGTTTGTCAAAAAACCCAGCCGCTAAGTTTATACATTTATCCTATTCGGATTCGTTAGCACTAGATAATAGCTCAATGACAAAAGAGTACATTAACTCGGATGCTTTTGGTCGTTTGTGGGATATAAAGCTAAAAAAAGACTCTCAAAGTCAGAAAAAATGGTACACAACCGATGGCGGTGGTGTTTATGCTACTTCTTCAGGTGGCGCAATTACTGGTTTTGGTGCTGGTAGTGGTGGCGCTATTATTATAGATGATCCATTAAAACCGGATGACGCTCTATCTGACGTTAGAAGATCGTTCATAAACAATCGATATAATACTACTATACGATCTAGGGTAAACGATAGAGATGTACCTATTATCGTTATTATGCAGCGATTACACGAGGAAGATTTAAGCGGATATTTGTTAGATGGTGGTAGCGGCGAGGAGTGGCATCATTTAAAACTTTCGGCATTAGATGACGATAATAAAGCGTTATGGCCCGAAAAGCATTCGTTTGATGAACTTGAAGCAATACGCCAGGCGGATAGATATACGTTTAGCGGTCAGTACTTACAATTGCCCTCCCCTCCTGAGGGTGGAGAGTGGCGAAAGGATTGGTTTAATATTGTTAATCGTGCCGAATTGCCGAACGATATCGTTTACGAAATGTATATCGATGGCGCTTATACCAAGGACACGCGAAACGATCCAACTGGAATACAAATAAGCGGAAAAAGTGGCGATAATCTTTATATTTTTAAAAGTATAGATAAGTACCTAGAAATGCCGGAACTCAAAAACTTTATAACGTCATTTGTGCAATCTTGCGGAGTGCCAGTATCTCAAATATTAGTTGAGCCTAAAGCATCCGGTAAATCGTTAGTGCAATTGTTAAGGCGCGAAACGAGATACAATGTTTCAGAGCTTACTACAAACTTTGTGAGATACTCTAAAATTGAACGTGCTAGAGCATCCTCGCCATTTATTGAGGGTGGTCGAGTTTATCTAGTAAAAGACAATTGGAACGACGCATTTTTACAGCAAGTTAGTACATTTCCAAACGCTAAACACGACGAGCATATCGATGTTACATCCTACGCAATCGAGCGAAACTTAATAAATAATTTCTTTGTTGTTTAAATTTTGTATTTTTACGAAAATTTACTTACTTAAAATATGGCATCTTTTTTCGATAGATTCAAGCGTTCAAATAAAAATCAAAATACTAACGAGGAGTACAACAAAGCTATTTATAGCTTTTTAGGTAATTCAATTGTTTGGAATGATGAAAACGATGAATCTTATATTACTGAGGGATATCGTAAAAACGCGACAATTTATTCAATAATAAATTTAATAACTAAAACCGCTACAACGATACCGCTACAAGTATATGAAAAGACAAACGATAACGACTACAAGAGGTATAAAGCGCTAACGTCGGGATTTATGGATTCGGCATCCATAAGAAAGGCGGCAATGTTGCAAAAGACCGCATTAATAGAATTGCAAGATACTGAGCTACATAAATTATTAGACCGACCAAATCCAGCACAATCTTATAGTTCTTGGCTTACTGAAATTATCGCATTTGGTAAATTAACCGGAAATAGGTATATCTATGGTATTGGGCCGGAAACTGGAGATAACAAAGGAAAGTTTAGCGAGATGTATGTAATGCCGTCTCAAAATATGGAAATCATATCTAGCGGATTAATGAATCCAGTATCCCAGTATAAACTAGATTATAACGGCACAAAGTATATTGATGCTTCCGAAATTTGCCACATAAAAGACTTTAACCCATACTACGACGGAACTGGATCACATTTATACGGACAATCTCCATTGCGCGCCGGATTGCGCTCACTAACTACAAACAATGAAGCCGTACAAACTGGTGTGAAATATTTGCAAAACCAAACGGCTAGAGGTTTGTTAACTTCTGAAATGGGAGATATTAGCGAAGTCCAAGCAAAGCAATTAAAAGATAAATTTAGGAGACAGCACCAAGGTTCGGACAAGGCCGGAGATATTATAATAACGCCGAATAAAATGTCTTGGGTAAATTTTGGTTTAAATGCTGCTGATGTGTCATTAATTGAGCAATACAACGCATCTATTAAAGATTTATGTAATATTTACAATGTACCGGTACAATTGCTAAACAATACAGATTCTAGCTCATACAATAACCAAAAAGAAGCAAAAAAGGCATTGTATCAAAACGTTGTAATACCTGAACTAATTAAAATTAAAGACGAGCTGAACAGATGGCTAGTACCTAAATATGGCGATAATTTATGTGTAGAGTTTGATTTTTCTGTTATTCCGGAATTACAAGAAGAAACCGAGAAAGTAGTAGAGCAGTTATCTAAAGCGTGGTGGATTACTCCAAATGAAAAGAGGGCCGCAATGAACTACGGAAAGGATGAAGAAAACACAACTTTAGACGATTATTTTATTCCGGCGAATCTAATACCTACCAATCCTAGCGATATAGATGTACCTACCGATCCGATTGATGTAGATATTGACAAATTACTGAAGCAAAAAGGCGAATAATTGAAGTTAGACCGCGACAAATGGCAAAAGGCTTTCGAGAGTGAGCTTAAAAAAGCCGAAAAAAAGCAATTAGCTAAAGTAAAAAGATACTACAAAGATCAGTATTTTAAAGGCGTTAATTCTTTTTTATCTGACGGACAGACTACTTTTCAACTATTATTTTATACCGGCGATATAATAAAAATTTATCGAGACTTATACGAGGATATCGGTATGCAATTTGCGAAATGGTACGCTAAAGGATTCGACAAATACATTAAAAAGGGCGTTGATCCGTCTCAATACGTTAGCCAATGGCAAAACACATTTGCGGCTTTAGGTTCTGCTGTAGGTGCTGAACGAGTTACCTTAGTAAGTGGTACGGCAAAATCTACATTAGTTAAAATAACTCAGCAGCTAATGACGGATATTGATTTTCAAAACTCAGGAATTGACGAAAAAACTAGAATTTTAAGAAATCAATTTACAAATTACTCTAAATTTCAGGCAGAGAGATTGGTTAGAACGGAAGCAACAAGCGCGGCAAACTTTGCAACAATGGCATCCGCAGAGACAATTTTTCCGGCCGAAGATTTGGAAAAAGAATGGATAGCAGCAACAGACGAGCGAACAAGAACGACGCATCGAGAAGCAAACGGAAAAGTAGTAAACCAAAAAGACACGTTTAACGTTGGAGGTAGTCAAATGTTATATCCCGGCGATCCTAGAGGCCCAGCAAAAGAGGTTATTAATTGTCGTTGTTCTATTGCTTCATTTCCTAAAGAAGATGCAGAAGCTACCGGAGAGATAAGCGACATAGGTTTCGGATTAGGAGGAGGAAATAATACAAGTTATGGCTTGACTAATTTAGATAATCAAATAAATAATATTTTAACAAATACAATAGAAAACGCTGCATTTATTCCCGCTAAAACTTTAAAAGAGATAGAAGAAAGAATGTTAAAATTTGCTAATAGTGTAGATTTAAATGGTTTAACATTAAAAAAACAAAACGACATTTTAAAAGGCTTAGAGGATATTTTAGGAAAATACAATGTTACTTTAAGGCAAGATATTGGATTTTTTAAAAGAAAACGAACAAGCTGGGCTGCGGCTGGTTATAGAGGTTTAGACGCCAATAATATCCCAACAAATCCGCTTTATATAAGATTTCAAAAAACTTATTCAAAATCTGCGGATAAAATGAGCGTTAAAAATGCTAATATTTTTGAAACCAACAAACAATATAGACTAAAACAATGGCAAGATATTTTAAATAGGCCGGATTTAAATGCAGAAAGGGCAGAATATTATAGAAATAAAATAGAAGTATTAAGAAATACAACTCGTTGGTCAATTGAAGGCAGTAACTCTTTATACACAACAACTGTACACGAGGCGTTTCATTCGGTAGATTATACTTATGGAGCGCGAAAAATATTTAGTGAACAATTAATAAAAAATGGAATACAAAGAAATGATTGGTATATTGTTTCAGAGTATGGAGGAAGTAAATTAGGGGAACTATGGGCGGAAGTAGGTGCAGCAATACAAACAAATACAAACATTCCGAGCGGTTTTGTAAAATCGTTTGAAGATACTTTAAAAATAATAGGCGCAATATGATAACAAATTTATGTTTGATGTGTAAACATCATATTTTAGGAGATGAATGCGAGGCATTTAATAAAGGAATACCTGATGAAATATTTTTATTTGGCACTAATGATCATAAAAACCCATTACCACAACAAAATAACGATATTGTTTTTGAGCCAGTAAATCAAAAAATTTAAATTTCGTATATTTACAAAAATTATCAGATGAATACTATTTTATATAAGCAAGCGCCAGTAGG